CCAAAAACTTGGATGGTAAATCTCTTGTTGACTTAACAAAACTGGTGCTCAATCGTGAATACATTTCCGTATCAATACAAGGAGATGCACCGCGTCAGTTGGATGAAGGTGCTATTAACTTGGCTTGTGAAGATGTTTCGGAAGTAATTGAATTGGTTCTTGAAGTGTTGAGGTTCAATTACGAAAGACTTTTTACGCAAGGCAGGAACCTTATTGGAAGGGCATCGCCCCAAGTGGCGAACCAATAGGTATTCTGCGAGAAGATTTCATAGAGGAATTGTTCATATGGCGACCAATACTAGAAGGGTTAGTAACAATATCAGAAGTCAAAAGTGGGGATGTTGACATAGTTGATTTGCTTAAATTGAATGCGCTAATGGATATGCGAGCTGCTGCTGAGCAGCGCGAAATAGAGCGCGCCAGGAGCAAGTCATAATGGCTATTGTCCGCGAACTCACTACACTTCTTGATTTTCAAGTTGATACTAAGGGTGTAGATAAATATCAAGCAGCTGCTAATAAGATCAAGGAAATTGGCCTTGGTCTTGGAAAGTTATTTGGTATTGTATTTGCTGCTGATAAAATATTTGGTATGGTTGATGGACTTATTCATGCTGGTAAAGAAGCCAACATTTTAGTTTATCAATTAACAAGAATGGCTAGAGCTGGCGATGATGTTAATGCAGTTCAAGAAAAATTATTTCAGACAGCGCAAGATACTGGCATCGAATATACAGAAGCATTATCAACATACAAAGAATTTCTTAATGAGAGTAGAGAACTCAATGTAAGTCAAGATCAATTATTAAAGACAACGGACAATATCTTTAAGGCACTTCGCTTAGGCGCGGCTAGTCCAGAAGCTATTCAAGCGACTATGGCAACGTTTGAACGTTCATTCCGTATGGGAAGAATGGGCAGACGTCAATTTGGTATGCTAACGCAACAGGCTCCTGAGGTAGTAAATGCATTAGCAGAATCACTTGGTAAGACTAGAGAACAACTAGAGGAGATGTCAAAAGCAGGAGACATAACTGCTAAAGTATTGATTGATGGATTGGGTAAGGTTCTTCCAAAGCTTGATAAGGACTTTGCTGCTAGACCGCGCAAGTTAGGAGAAGCATTCAATTATGCTTGGAACGCAGCTGTAAAACTATCTATGCAGTTGTGGAAACTGCTATCTATGAATAGTATGGTTGCGAAAGGAATCATATGGTTAGTTGATCAAGTTGTTAATGGATTAACTGCCATGACTGCTGCTTTAGGCGGCATTGAACATGTCTTACGTTTACTTGAAATAACGATGGCTGTTGTTTTTGGACCGAGACTAATTTCATTCTTGGTTTTGGCAATTGGTAATACACTTAAATGGGCTGCTGCTAATGCTTTAGTAATTGCTGGTTATATTGCTTTGGCCTTGGCAATTGCTGCTGTTGTTTTATTAATTGAAGACATTATAGTTTGGATGAGAGGCGGCAAATCAGTTATGGGCGATATGCTCGGCCCATTTGATAAATTTGTGGAGTCGTTCAAGAAACTATTTACAGAATCAGATTTCTTTGCATCTTTTCGTATGCTTGAAAAATTATTCAAAGGAGACTTTGGCGGCGCTTGGGAAGAACTCAAAACATCAATACGTGACGTAAGTGGTTTACTTGGTGATATGCTTTTGCTAGTAATTGCCATTACTGCTGGTTGGATGATATGGAGGGTGATGAGGTTCTTTGGACTTGTTCAAGCTATGACTGGTTTAATTAATGTTGTTACTAAAGTTGGCGCTGCAGCGATAGCAACAACAGGTTCTCTTGAAGCTATGAATTTGGTTTCTTTTGTTGGGTTGCTAACCAAATTAGGATTAGTTGCAGGAGCATTAACGTTCCTTCTTGGAGTTGGCTCTGCTGGTGGCGAGGACCCAGCATTCAGTAAAGAAAAGAATGAAGAATATTTACGTGGCAGAAAACCTGAAGATAAAGATACTGGCATATCAGGCTTCATGCGACGGTATCTTCCAACATGGATGACTGGCGTAGGATTGGAGCCTAAAGCTACAGAATTTGCTACTCCACCAGGGTTAGTTCCACAAGTTACTCCTGGCCAAGTAACTGGAACTCCTGCGCCGGCAGGCACAGCCGCGCCAGGAGCAACAGGTGATCAAACTAATACTGTTAATCAAACGAATAATGTTACTATTAATGCATTGAATGCTGATGATATTCCAGCAAGTCTAACTAGAACATTTGATGCTGCTGCTCAGAATGCTCTTGATGCTCTTGCTAGACAAGCAAGAAATGCCTCTCCAAGAACAGAGGCTCCAGCGCAATGAGCGGTGTAGTTGGCCTCGTTGGACAAGCAGTTAATCTAGGTAGCACAGCATTCTCGATGTTCTTTGCTGGTAATACAAAGAGCACAATTGGAGTTATTTCACTAGATGTTTTGGTAACAGAGAACCTTAGTCTACCATCTGATGTAACTAAGTATCCTGTAGAAGATGGTGGAGAGGAAATCTCAGATCATATTACTCAAGGTAATGAAGAGTTAACAATTACCGGATCAGTATCATCAACATCAGGAGATATATTTGCTTTTGAATTTGGTCCTTGCACTACTAAATTGATTAATGCTATTAGTCAATTGCGTTCTATGCACAAGGATCGCAAACCAATTACTGTGGTAACTGGCCTTGGCAAATATGAAGATATGGCTTTCACTAGTCTAACAATTAATAGAGGAAGTGGTAATAAAGGTGGTGCTTGGATTGACATTAATGCAAGTCTAAGACATATCAAAAAGGTTTCTTTAAAGAAAGCAGATTTACCAGAGGATAAAGCAGCACCAGCAGCAAAAGGTAAGACAGGAACTACAGAAAAGAAGACAGGACAAAGCGGCAATGCTGATACTCCTCCCCAAGATGAAAGTCAATTACACGTCCTAAAAGATTCAGCTCCCAAATATATAGATAAATTCAAATCAATTTTGGGATTAGGAAAATGATTGTATTAACTATATCTGATCTTAATAGTCAATCAGTAGAAGCAATACTTGATGATGAATTGTTCTACATTATTATTGATTGGAATGATACTGGACAATATTGGGAAATGGGCATTCGTAATTCAGCTTATCAAACGTTAGTTGATGGTGTTTGTTTGGTGCCTAATTATCCTTTACTTTGGCAGTTTCGTTATGAAGATATGCCTAAAGGAGATTTTCAATTAGTCAGAATAAAATATGATAATGGTCCGCCAACTCGTGATGAATTGGTTACTACTAAATATGAATTGGTTTATATGACGCGAACCGATATTTTAGGGATGAACGCTCTTGCTGTTTGATAGAGTATATCGTTTGTTGGTAGGAAAGAAAGGCCAGAGCCAAGGTGTGGAAATTACTGACTTGAGAATCAACTTCAGTATACAGAAAACATCGGATAAAAATCCCAATACCAATAAGATACAAATATGGAATTTGTTGAGCACTACTAGGAAACAATTTGAATCTCCTGATACTCGTTGTTTGCTGTATGCTGGATATGCTGAAGATGCAGGTCCGCTCTTGATTTTCTCTGGAGGAGTAACGCATGCGTGGACTAAGTTTGATGGACCGAATGTGGTTACTGAATTTGAACTTGGTGATGGCGCCCAGGAGATACGTGACACGGCTGTTTCTTTTGGATATGGTAAGGGTGTCAAATCAACTCAAATTCTTAATGATGTTTCCGGCAAGATGGGCTTGCCGCTAACATTAGCTAGTAATGCTCCTGTAAGAGAATGGAAGAATGGTCTATCATATTACGGATCAGCTAGAGGATTGCTAGATAAAGTTACCAAAGGAACTAATTTGGAATGGTCTATTCAGAATGGCAATCTACAAGTAATTGAGAAGGGTATGGTGACGACTAGACAAGGCATTCAGATAGATGCTGAGTCTGGAATGGTCGGATATGCTGAGCGTGAAAGAGAAACCAAAGGCGAATTGAAGAAAGAAACCAAGAAGGGTAGCAAAGAACCTCAAAAGGATTGGAACGGTTGGAAGATAAAAACATTACTTATGCCAACTCTTAATCCTGGTGATAGAGTATTGCTGAAGTCTCGTGCTGTGGAAGGTATATTTCGCATTGAGGAGCTAACTCATACAGGCGATAACTGGGATGGTGATTGGCAAACAGAACTCAAATTGGTTGATCCTGCTAAGCCACTAGGCAGTAAGAAAGCAACTAAAGGTGGGAAAGCTAAACGCGGGCACGGCGGAGGAGGGGGCGGAGGAGATGCGGGAGATATTATTGATGAAGGTGATCTAGAAGCACAGATGGTGAATAGCGATGTATGAGAGAACACTAAACGCATTTCAGGATATGGCTGAGTCTCAGCGATCTGAAATGAATACTTCAATGCCAGGAACAGTTGTTTCTTATGACGCGGCAACTAATCGTGCTGTTGTGCGTCCTGATATGCCTAAGCGTCTGGCTAGTGATGAAGCATTACCACCACCTAATATTGTAGAGGCTCCAATATTATGGACAAATAGCAGCGGTGGGAAGTCTGGACTTACTATGCCAGTAAAACCTGGTGATGGAGTTATGCTTGTCTTTCAGCAACGATCCCTTGAAGGATGGTTATCTGGTAACAAAGATATG